ATTTAGTTCTTTAATTTCTTCTGCTAGCTTTGTAACAAGGAACTTGTCAAAAGTGCTTGATGTTTCTTGCATCTTTGCAACAAACTTGGCACGATCTTCTGAGATTGCTTTCTTTTCAGAAGCGAACTCTTCAATTTCCTTTGTGAGGTTTTCAGTTACCATGCGATCTAAGGCCTCAACCATAACGGATTTGTCGTGCTCATAGCGACGAGCAAATTCCTCACGGAGTTCTGCCCTAACCTCTTCTTTGGTTTCACTTAGCTTTGATTCCCAGGCTTCCTGGATTTCTTGCTTAGTGTCCTCATTGATGAGGTCGCTATCTAAAAGTGGTTTGATAGCATCTAGCATTATATTCTCCTAGATCTTAAGGTCCTTGATAAGACGAGTTACCTCATCCTTCAAGTATTTTTGTACTTTTTGATTGCCATTTGCTTCTCTAGCAATCTCAAGTACATTGTGCCCATTACGCATATTCAAAAGTCCTTCGTAAATCGCTTTAGGATATGCATTTGGTGCACTTGGTTGTGCCACAACATCTACTGTGACAATTTCGAAGTCAGATACGTCACCTGTAGATTCTGCAACGTTACCGCTGCCTCTACTGCTAACGCCTAACTTAACACTACTTTCCAACATGGTCTTTACTAGAGTACCCATTGGAGTTGGTAATATCTTTAGCTTTCCATAGCCGTTAGGGCCGTCCATCCACATTTCAGTAATCATGTGGCTAACACGATCTAAATTAATCTTTAGATCATCGGGGTGATCAACTTCACCAAGCACACTGTTACCTGATGTGATCTGATCATTGAGCTGCTTAACGGCATTGGAAATTTCAGAGACAGGGTAAACACGTGAATTTGCGTTTTTTACCCCGCCCTGAATACAAATGCCCTTCATAAAGAGATCCTTACCGTCGTTCGCAGTTTCTGTTACTACACGAGCTTGATCAAAAGTAAGGTGTTCCCTAAGGTAGTTCATGCTTGCTCTACCTTATGCTTTGCTCATTGTTGCGCCTTTTGGATCGGCTGCGTCTGTTTGAACTGTTGCTTTTGGTGCTGAACCGCCTTTTTCTTCGCCGGTTGGGTCAACTGCTTTACCGCCCATGTCGTTCTTACCTGCGACTGGACCGCTTGCGCCGTCACCTTCTTCAACGTTCTTTGCATTGACCTTTTCGCTGTACTCACGTACTAGACTTTCTTCCATTTCGTCTTCGTCGTCTTCTCCAGCTTCTTCGTCGCCCATTTCCATGTCCATTTCGTCATCCATGTCCATGTCCATGTCCATGTCCATTTCTGGGCCTTCTTCTTCGTCGCCGCCCATGATCTTCTCAAATTCTGCTTTGAGCTCGTCAAGTGCGTCTTCTAGGTCAACAACACGATCTTCGATCTCTTCGTCGTCGGCTTCGTCATCTTCTACTGCTAAACCTTGTTCGTCAGCTTCGATGTCGTCGATCATGTCGTCGGCTGCATCTCCACCTAATTCTTCATCAAAGTCACTTTCTTCGACTGCTTCGTCTTCGGCAACTTCTTCTTCCTCATCAACGGTTTCTTCGTCAATTAGGTTCTCGTAAATTGAACGGCTACGTTCTACTACGATTTCGTGGAAAAGTTCTTGTGCCTTTTCCTCATCTTCTGCAATTAGTAGCTCAATGAGCTGGTTAAATTTATCTGACATTTATAGGGCTCCTTCGTTCATAAGGCAAATGTGTAATTTTATTTATATTCTGTGATAGTTTTATGGTTATATGCAGTGTTTTTGGCTCAAAACATTTGATATACAAAATTTAGCCAAAAAAATAGTGTTATTGCGGCGCTACAGGCACACTATATTGTTTTTTAATACCGTCTAGTTCTTTTTTGTATTCTGTAATTTTTACGTCATTTAGCATACGTAAACGGTTAATCTGCTCTAGTGTTAGACGTGTTTTACGTGTATCTGTCTTTTCAGCAACAGATTTATCATCCTTAGCATTCTTTTCTAAGGTTGTTAAATTACTGTTGGATTCTATTAAACTGTTTAATCTCATAGTATGTTATTTATGTGCCAATGTTCTCAGGCGTACCTGGGATAGGACTCTGAGGAGATCCGGTAATTTCCCCAGGTGCACTAGCACCTTCGCCTTCTGGTGCTTCAACGCCTTCTTCGCCACCTTCTTCTGGTACGTCAGGTACTGTAAATGCGTCTAAGTCGCTTTCAATGCCGCCTGGAGTAATACCAACACTACGCATGTTTGGCATTTCTGATTCAGGCTCGTCATTTTCTTCTGCCCACATACGACTATTTTTTGCAATCTCTTCTTCTGTAAGTCCAAGATAACGTTCTAATAGGAAACGCTTACTAAAGTATGGGAACGCTTCAAGTGATGTAAATGTACCAATCTTAGCACCATCAACTTCAGTTTCTCTAAACTTAGCAAAGTTCTGTGGAGGATTAAAACGTAGTTCAAAACTACTGTTGTCTAATTCCAAACCTCTCCAACGCAAGAACATTTTGAACTCTCTGTCAAATGTCTTACTAACAAGACGTTGTAGTCTTTTGCAGTATTCATTAAATCTATACTCTTGAATAAGAGCTGTACCTACCCTACCATCATTGTAGCCGGATGGTGATTCGTCTGGTCCTGTTGGTAGATAGCTGATTGGGATACGCAATCCTCTGAATAGTTTGTTAGTAAAATATTTGAGATCGTCAATCTCGCCTAGGTTTGTACCACCTGGAAGTGTTTCAACTTTAGATCCACGACCTTCAGCAGTTTGAGGGAAGAAGTAATCTTCATTTGTGCTAAGTGGATTGTAGGTAGTGTCCATGATGTTTGTACCACCACCTGTTGTACTCGGAATACGACGCTGATGAATTTCGTTTTTAACACGCTCAACAAAAGCCATAGCCATGTGTGCTGGCATATCACCAACATCAACATAAAACACTCTACGCTCTGGAGCACGTTGAATACGGTAGATAATAATAGCGTCTTCTAGTAGTTCTTTCTGCTTGTAAACTTTGAATACGTTTTCAAGAATACTATTACCAAATGGCCAATTTGTGTCTAAGCCTTCTGTGAGACTAGCATGTACAATGTGTTCTGAGCCAATAGCTTTTTCATTCATAGCATTGTCAAAACGTCCACCTGCCATCGAACCTGCACTTGTGTACACATTACTAGGCTGAATATAACCGCTTTGCTTGTGATCGCCTTGACGATGATAGTCGTCAGCATGTGTAGCTTGAGTGGCAGTTAAGTTCTGAAAGTTTGGATTGATATCTTTGACAACATACTGCTCCGGCTCTTTGCCTTCGCTTTCGTTTACAATGATCTTAGTTACTTTGGTCATGTCAACCCAAAACATTTCAAACGTTTCTGGATCTCTAATGAACACTTGATCGCCATACTTGAGTGTGTTACGGAACATCTTAAACAGTCTTTGATTAAAGTCGTTTAGATTGTTCCAGTTGACCAACTGCTTGGTAATAGTTTCAACTTCGTTCTGACTGGGATCATCATGCCAATGAATATCCCAACCTGTATTGTTTTCTTCGTTACCTTGTGTGCAAAACTCTGCAAGGATATCTAGTGCAGCATTGATTTCGCTGTCAACGTCCATGTTTTCATATTGACTATAACGCTCAATACGGTTTGGGTGTCCAACATAAACCTCAGGCAAATGACTGGCATAGTGCCCGTACTTAACGTCACTGCCACTGTCTCTAGGGCCTGCATTAGTTAACGGGCTGTTATTAACAACCTTAAAATGCTTTTTCCAACTCATAACTTATTATAACACCTTTTTACTATTTACCCTAATTAACGACTTAACATTTTGATATCTGTTAGAAGATCTTCGGTTATGGAACCATAATTGTTTGTAGCCATAAAAGTATCATTTGTATTCATTGCTATCTTCATAATTGCTTCTTCAATTTCTGGTCTAAGTGATATTACACTTGGACTAGATAATGGCACTTGTTGCATCATTTGTGTATCTTCTGATACGGTATTGCTATATGCTGCTTTTACCTGTGCAACTTGATTGGCTATACCTTCTCTATAGGCATTCAAATTGCCCATTAGATTTGCCATCTGCTTTTCAGTAACCACTGCTTCTCTACCATGAAGCATAGCAAGTGTGCCACTGCCAAAGTCTTCCATCAAACGGCCAGTTGCTCCCAGTGATCCAGTTTGTCGACTTAGTACATCAGTTAAAAATTCTGTAAACGTACCTTGATCTTGTGGTAATACTGGGGGACGGGTTCCCCCTGTTTGTATTCGAGGTTCCTCTCCTGCTAGGTTTGCTCGTATACGTTCAATTATATTGGCAATAGTAGTTTGGAAATTAGTCAATGTACCAGCAAAGCCTGTGATAGCTGTTGCTAATGCGCCGGCTGCTGATTCTAAAACAGAAGGCGCACCACTTTCGCTTATTTCAGTTGCAATAGTAGCAAGAGAATTTTGTGTTTTACGAACAGTTTCCGCTAAACCAGCTACCGCTATATCTGCTTTCTTCATATTAGTGCTAAAGTTATTAAAGTCTGTAATAGCGTTCTTGAGAGCCTCACTCCTAAATTGTGCAAGTGTGTCACGTACACCCATAAACGACTGATTGATAACTTGAAATGCTG